CATGGAAACAAGATTTGTAGATTTATCATTCTCAGATCCAAATGCTTTTATAGTTATTGAATTTAACGAGTTTGACCCGACAACTGAGAAAGCAAAACCTTTTCCTGTTGAAGTTTCTTCCAAAGAGGCGATAAATTATAAATATGTTAATAATGTTTTAAAATACTTACTAGTTGAGAAAAGTATGTCTTTTAAAATTAAGTCACCAGCTGGAAAAGAACAATTAAAAGAAGGTAACTTGTATATTTTATATACAAAAGACTTTTCAATTAAAATGACTCAATTTGATGGAAAAAATTCATTAATAAATAAAACGATTGACATAGAACAGCTAGTTCCAGAAACAACTCAATCAGTTTTGTTAGGTTCAAGATACTTTAGAGTTGAATTGTTTGAGCCAAAAGGATTAGAAATACAAGCTATTAGAGTCGGTTATAAAAGAGATTTGGTTACATATAATAGAACTTTTGTAAGCCCGTTTCAAGCTGCTTTGCCTAGAATGATGAAAACTATTAAATCAATTTCAGAATTAGACTTAACAACTACGCTTCATGTATATCCTCAAAAACTACAATATATCCAATCATGTTCTGGAGATATTGCAAAAGGAGATATATGCTTAAAAGGAGTGAATAGAAACGGAGATAAGTGTGGTGTATGTAATGGCACAGGAGTTGTAATGCATAGGTCAACAGCAGATGCAATTACATTACCTCTTCCAAAAAGAAACGAAGATTTAATGGATTTAGATAAATTACTTGTCTATAAAAATCCATCCATTGAGTTAATAAAATACCAAGAGGAATATGTGGATAAATTAGAAGTTAAATCATTGAGAGATGTTTTTACTTCTGATTCGTTCACTAGGTTAATTGCTACAAAAACAGCAACAGAAAAAGAAATGGATATGGAGTCTGTATATGATACATTGCTTCCATTTGCCAATAAATATTCATCCGTGTGGAAAAAGATTGTAAGAGTATCAGCTAAATTCACAGATAATGGAGATAATATAGTTGTTAATCATAAGTTTCCTAAAGATTTTAAATTAAAAACTATTAAAGCTCTGCTAATAGATTTAGAGCAAGCTGACAAATCAAATGCTCCAACATTTATAAAAGCACAGATAGCTAATGACATAGCAGAAAAAATGTGGTCAGATAGCCCTGATGCTTTGAACAGATTTAAGGTTAAACAACAACATGAGCCATTTAGCGGAAAGACTCCAGAGGAGATAACAATAGGAATAAACCAAGGAGATGTTACTAGGTTTGATAGAGTGCTATATGGAAGTTATGAATCAATAATTAGAGAGATTGAAGCTGAGAAATTAGCTAAAAAAATAGATTTCTTTAAATTATCGTACGATAAAAGAGCTGAATTAATTAAAGAGAAAGTAAATTCTTTTATTTCTCAATTAGATGATGAAACAACAATTTCCCCATTTGATACACAGCAACCATAAAAATGTCTAAGGACCAAGATAAAATATTTAAGAAGAAGGTAGAATTTTTAATGAACGCTGAAGAAGAGCTATCAAAAAAAGTTGCTATTTCGGAGAATAAACTGGTATTAAGGATATTGGAAAATTTAATAGATAAGTTAGATATTAAAGATGGTATAGTAGAATCTAATTCAAAGAATATAAAATTAACGCTTACAATTGATAAAATAATAAAAGATTTTAATAAAACTATAAGCTTTGATTTAATAAAAGGATATATTAAAGATATTAATAAAGGCAGTAATTCTAATAAATCATTTTTTGGGTCATTTAAAGAATCAGATGGGTTAGATTTTGACAAGATAACTAAAAAAGTTAATCAGGAAACTTTAAAAAGATTAGGAATAGATTCTAAAGGTAATGTAATAAAAGGTGGATTTATAGATGAGTTCTCTAGAAATAATCAATTAAACCTTAAATTAAAAGATTTAGTCACTCAAGGAGTTACAGGTAGGATGTCTCTTGTTCAATTAAAAAAAGAGATTAAAGGATTAGTTTCAGGAAGTTCGTTAAGGAAAGGAGCGTTAAATGCTGAGTACAATACTTTCATATATGATACTTATTCTCAAATAGATAGATTACAATCAAACTTATACGCTCAGCAATTAGGATTAAAAGCGTTTAGATACGCAGGAGGTAAAATAAAAACAACAAGAAAATTCTGCTGCCAGAGAAATAACTTAGTATTTACAACTGATGAAGCTAAGAAATGGAGCAGTATATCTTTCTCTGGAAAATCATCTCCTTATAACCCATTAATAGATTTAGGAGGATATAATTGTAGACACTTTTTACAGTTCATGTCAAATGTTAGGGCCACAAATATAAGGGGTGATTTAAGAATAAATGATAAGAGAGATTTGATTAAAGACTCTTCTGGAAAGAAACAGACACTAAATCAAGGATGTTAAAAAAAATTAATATATTTGTAATTATTATTAATTAAATTTTGAAAAAATGAGTAAAATTATAGCAGAAAAAGATGGAATTAAAAGGTCGTTTTCAATAGTTGCTTGGGATTTGTTAGGTAAAGAAAAAAGTGGTTGGGTTCAAATTCCAGAAGAAGTATCTAAAAATAATTCTAATAATTCTAAGGCTTTTGAAAATTAAAAGAGCTTAAAACTTCAAAAGAAATAGATTCTTTTGTTAAAGGAGAAACAAGAGTTGGATTAAAAACGGTTGTAGAAAAGATTAAATTAGATTTATCTACTAAAAAAGAAAACAAAGAGAAATAGTTCTCGCAAAATAATAAATATTTTAGTTATGTACGTAAATAGAGCAGGTCACGAAATTACAGACGACAAGCATTCTAAACTTTCTCCAAAAATGAAAGTGAAGTACAGCAAAGTTAGAGGTAATGTGGCTGAAAAAGAAACGAAAAAACAAGCTACTCTAAAAGAAGCAAATGTTTCCAAAGAGGAGCTTAAAAAATAAAAATAAAAAAGATTAAAAAAATGGAAAAATTATTTACAGCGTATCTATCCAAAACGTTAAATATGGATGACAAGCAAGTAGCGGAACTTGTAAAAACCGAAGATGGCGAGTTTAAGAATGATGCTCTTGATTTGTTATTAAAACAAAATTCTTCACACATTGAAACACTTCAATCGAAAGCTAAACCTAACGAGGAGTTGCTTACCGAAAGATTTAACAATGGTTATGCGAAAGCACAGAAGGAAGTTTTAACTAAGCAAGAAAATGAGATAAAACAGCATTTTGGAATTAGCCAAGATTTAAAAGGACTAGATTTAGTTCAAGCGGTAATTAAAGAGAAAACAAAAGCAGTAGAACAAAAAGAAATTACACCTGATGAAATTAAAAGGAGTGATGTATATTTGAACATGGTTAATAAAATGAATGAAGATTCTGAATCTAAGATTTCTGAGGTTACTAATCAATTTACGACTCAAATAAATGATTACAAAAAGAAGGAGACTTTCAAGACAATCTACTCAGCGGCTGACGTTGTTATTAACAAACTAAACCCAGTATTCTCAAAAGAACCTGCTATTGCTCAAAACCAAAGGAAAATGATTCATTCAGCTTTAGAGTCTAAGAAATTTGAAGTTAAAGATAATGGGAGAATTATTCCTTTAAACAAAGAAGACGGAATCCTTGAAAATGAACATGGACATCCGGTTGAATTTGATTCTATTGTAACCAGTATTACTAAAGGATTATTTGACTTGAACACATCACAGGAAAGAAACTCTCCTGGTTCAAATGATAATTCTCAAAATCCTGAAGACAAAAAAGAATGGACTGGAACAACTCCAGCAAATGATGCCGAGTACATGAAAATGATTTCAGAAGCTTCTTCAATAGAGGAGAAAAAAGCAATAACAGAGGCTTATGAAAAAACCGAGTGATAAAATTTAGTCCATTAGTTAATTATTTTATAAATTTAAAACTTAGAAACCATGGCTAGTGGAGATTTTACTTGTGCAGACCTTGTAAAGGTAACTGTAAAAATGCAGGATATGTGGGCAGATTCTGCTGTAGAGAAACAATATAAAGGAAACGTAGATGCTGCTTTAGCAGTATTAACAGAACAAACGGCTCAGTTCACACCTTTAGAAGACCCAAATAAAGACAATATTGTCAGAGTCGAGTGGATAGATGATTGTAATAATGTAGTTGCTGATTGTACTGACGAGTGTACCATTGTTGGTGCAGAATCAGAGGCAACTTGTAAGGATTATGAGATTGCAATATGTAAAGAGATTGAATACTCGGTAGATGACCGTAAATTTAGAGGCTCAAATATGAGCATTGATGAAGTTACGGCTAGAGGATGGATGAACAAAATCAAGGCGTTAGATGAGGAGATTGCCAAGACAGTAGTTGCCAAAGTTGATTCATTTGCTGGTGTTAATCAGTATGGTGGAGGAATTGGTAATGTTGTAGGTAATGAAACTTATATTGATGCAGCTTATTGGACTCCTGCTGTAATGGGTTATTTTGCTCAAGTATCTATACTTAACAAAATGAGTAATCCTTACTTATTAGATGGAGACAATCTATTCCAGCAAACTTGGATAGCTAACTTCAATTCTTTAAATGCTAATCAAGCGAGCGAATTGCCTAAATTACAGACAATAAGAACTTACTTTGATTTATTTAATATGAATGCAGTTTTAGCTCCAGACAAGAAAACATTCTTGATAGATAAGAGTGCAGTTGCTTTAGTTTCAAAATCATTTTATGGGTCAACACCTCAGCAAATTTTAAATGGGGCAGACGTAATTAGATGGTCAATACCTTCTAATAGTTTACCTGGTGTTACTTATGATGTGATTTATCAAACAGAGTGTAGCGTTAATAGCATAATCCATAAGTATAAGTTTATGGCTAGATTTGATGTATTTTTAAATCCAACTAGTGCTTGTGCTGTTGATAATACTGGAGTATTATCATTTGTTTGTGGACCTGTTCCTGCACCCTGATAGTTAATTGATGTAACATAATTAAAGAGCCACATTTATGTGACTCTTTTTTTATGTATATTTATAAAAAATTTAAGACATGAGCAACCTAGTATGTTTAGACGAAATAATTGGATTAAGTAGAAATGAATGTGCCTGCTATCAACCAACTCCACCAGGATATAACACCTCTCTAAGTAATTTGTTTTTAGATGAATTAGAAGGAATAGAGCTTAGAACTATAAAAGCTGATGTAGAATGCGGAGAAGGTGATGTGTGGAATAAAATGTCAAAATCGGTAGGAAACGCAAAAACATCATTTAGAGCAGATTTAATGGCTGAAATTGGCTTAGTGTCAAAACAGAAAAGAAAGCTATTCAACGGATTGGTAGGGCAAAGAACATTTAATGGAGAAAGAATAAATGGAACTACTTATAATGGATTAATCATTAGATGTGGAGATATTAAAGGAGGAGAGTTTACTCTAAAAGGAATAAATACCTTAATGAACGCCAACGCTTCTTTTGATATAGAGGTATGGAATAACATACAAGACACTCCATTGGTTACAATACCTGTAACATCTTTACAAAATCAGTTAACACCAAATGTATTAACTCCAGACCCATTGTTAACTTTCCCTTTATGGGTTTCAGAATGTATAGACCCAGATTTTGGATTAGAATACTACATTGTTTATAATCCAGTTGGATTTGAGCCTAAGAATAATAAAGTAGATTGCGGGTGTGCAAGAAAAAACGAATGGGAGCATTGGGCTTATGTAGAAGGAGTTAATGGAAATGATATTCTGGATAGAGAAAGATGGCCTAGATACAACTACGCTAATGGATTAGTTCTTGACTTGCAATTTACTTGCAATACATCACAGATAATTTGCGGAGGAGAAAATGAACCTTTAGATTTTGAAAATGATGCACAAGCGATGGTTATGGCTTATGCCATAAGATATAAAGCTGGGGAAATATTAATAGAAGATATTTTAGCAAGCGGAAATATTAATAGGTACACCATGCTAGCAAAAGAAAGATTGTGGGGTAAAAGAAACCATTATGTAAAAGAATACGCAACTAGGATAACTTATTTAGCTACTAGATTAGATGTTGCTTCTAACGATTGCTTAATGTGCGGAGATGACAGAATAGGCGTATCTAAAATATTCACATAATGGAATTATCTGATTTCTCAGATAGTTTAAGAGCATTTACAAAGGGGTTAGAAACCCAGTTGCCTTTGTTTATGTCTCAATTAGCATTAGATGCTAAAGATATGATTGAGCAGAGAGTTACTACTACTGGATTAAATTCTAAAGGTAATGAGTTTGGTCAGTATGCTGAAGGAACTTATAAAGAGTTTAGAGAAGAAAAAGGATTGAATACTAGTTTTGTTGATTTTAGGAACACTGGAGCTATGTGGAAAAGCATAAATGTCGTTGGAACTAAGATATCAGCAACTTTAGCTACAGCAACTTTAGGTTCACAAACACAAGAAGAAGAAGATAAACTTGAATGGCAAGAAGAAAGATATGGAGATGAAGTTTTAGAATTAACTACATCAGAAATAGTTGAATTAGAGATAACATATAATAAGTTGATAGAAAATTTATTGAAAAGTTTTGTACCATGATTAAAGACGTAGGCAACATATTGAAATCTAAGATAGAGTTATTACCATTTATTGATAGGATTGCTGGAGTTGTTCAAACCGCAAAAGAGCAGACTCAAAATGGATCAGGAGGATTTAAAACTAGTAGATTTCCTGTTTCATGTAATGTAGATGGGATGGATTGCGTAGAACAAACTGAAAGGTTAAGAGATTTAATTCCAAACTCAGAAAAGAAATCAATATTTTATTTTGAAGATATAAATGGGGTTCAATTTGTCAGTCAAGTTAGAAAAGATTTTAATTTTATCGCCAGCATAAGATTGGTAGGATGGCTGAATAAAAAAAAGCTAGGTAAAGATGATTGTTCTATAACGTCTATAGTTGTTGCTAATGTAATAAGAGCTTTAACTCAAGGAAAAAGGACATTTAACGAGTTTCCATTTACCAAGGTATCAATTAAAATAAATCAGCAAGTACTAGGAGATGAAAAAATATTCTCAAGATATTCATACAGTGAAACAGAAATACAGTATTTAATATATCCATACGACTTCTTCGCTTTAGATTTAAAAGTTAAATTTTCAATAAACGAAGATTGTATGGAAGAATTTGAATTAGGTATTGAGAATGAATGTAATGATATTTGATTATGATAGCTAAAGCAATATTCTTAATAAATGCAAAAGAAATAGATAATGTTATGGATAGCAATATTAAGTATGGATTGAATAACAAAATTCCAGAAAAAAAATATGAAATAGATAACTTCTATTTTAAAATGTCATCTGTAGATTACTGTTTTAGAACAACTGAAGGAAATATAAACATTTCAGTTAACAATATGATTTGGACTATTAAACACGAAAAAGATGTCTGGGATAAAATTACTAACTATTTAAAGAAAGACAATGTTTGAATTATTATTTATATCGTTTCTAATAAGCTGTTTTAGCTATGTGTACATAATTATATTATTTGACCAAGATATGTTATTAGGATTCACGCATGAATGGCTTAACAATGTTTTTAACTCAAATAAATTACTCATATGGATATCTAAACCATTGTTTAAGTGTATTTACTGTAATTCTGGGCAAATATCATTGTGGTTCTATTTATTCTATAAGTGGAATGATTATAATTTTATAGAACATATTTTATTCACATCGCTAACAATATTTATTTCTCATGTATTCATAAAAAAAATAGGAAAATTTTAAAAAAATGGAAAAAAAGATAACAAAGTTAAAAAAATTAAGTATCTCAGATAGTGAGTTTATTGCTAATGGAAAATTATACTTTATAGAGCCAGAGCTATCAGCAGAAAGGTTTGCGAGAATGCAAGAGATAGAAATAGAACTTGGGTACAATGTAAGTTATGATACTTTACATAAAGGGTTATCTAAGTCATATAATTTATTGAATGAAAATAAGTTTGCTGATGCTGCTGTGTTCATTCATAATTTAATGAACTCAATTGGCAATCTAGAAGAGAGAAAAGAGCCTATTATGCAGTATTGTTCAATGTTTATAAATACGGTAGACGAAGATAGGAGAAAAGTTGATGAGAAAATTATGTCTCAAAAAATAGAAGATTGGAAAGAAGAAGGTATTGATTACCATAGTTTTTTCAGATTGGCAATCAATATGGTTCGTGGCTTAAAGGAGAATTATCTAAAATCTATCCGAGATATTTCTCTAAAGACAGAAGAAAGCTAAATAAAAGAGAACAAAAAAATATTGATATAAGTCCAAAATTAATAAGAAATGAAATTGAAGGGTTAAGAAAATATTGGAGTAGCTTGTTTTGGTTAATATCGGGAGAAAAACCAAATGAATATAACTCTTTAAAGAAAATGGAAATATTTGAGTTTTTTAGATTATTATCTATATATGAAGATAACCAGAATAGAGTTTTAAACAAAATGAATAAAAACAATGAGCACAGTAACACTAGAACTAGGAGGAAACGCTAAAGAAGTTATAGAAGGATTTAATGAAGCTGCAAATTCTGTAGAAAAATTAAATTCTGAAGTGAAAGATTTAGACAACACCACAAAGAAGACGTTTTCTGACACTACAAAAGGAGCTAAGGAAGCCGGTAAAGCTATAGACGAAAATACTTCTAAGAGAAAAAAGCAGATAGGGATAATCGAGAAGATAGAAGAAGACTTGAAGAAATTAAGAAAAGCTAGAAAAGAAGCTAATAATACAGAAGGCATAAAAAAGCTAAATAAAGAAATTGATGAACAAGAAAATAAATTAAACAAACTTACTGGGACTACGAAAAAAGTAGGATTATCATTTAAAGACTTAGCTAAAGGAGCATTAACATTTATAGGCATAACAGCCGCAATTGACTTAGTTAAAGGAGCTTTTACTAGAGTTATAGGTGTGGTTGGCGATTACGACCAAGCAACAAGTCAATTAAAAGCAATAACTGGGTTAGACGCTAAGCAATTCATTCCATTTAATAAAGCGATAAAAGATGTTGCTTCAAACACCAGCCGTAGTGCTGTTGAAGTTGCTAAAGCATTTCAATTAATAGGTTCGGCTCAACCAGAGTTACTAAAGAGTGCGTCTGCTCTTGCTGCTGTTACTAACGCTTCAATTACATTAGCAAAAGCTGGAGGAATAGATGTCCCAACTGCTGCCGCATCTTTAACAAAAGCGATGAATCAGTTTGGTGCTAGTGCTTCAGATGCTGCTAAATTCACAGATATATTAGCTACCTCACAACAGAAAGGTACTGCAACTATTTCTCAATTATCAGAGAGTTTAAAGAATGTTGGTGCTGTTGCTAATGCTGCAGGAGTTGATTTTGAACAAACAAATGTATTATTACAAGCATTGGCTAAAGGAGGGTTAACTGGCTCTGAAGCAGGAACAGGATTAAAAACAGCTTTAGCAAAATTAGCTGCTCAGAGTAGGGATGACTTAAACCCTACACTAACAAACACAACAGATATAATAAATACATTAGCAAACGAAAATCTATCTTTAGTTGAAGCAAATAAATTAGTTGGAGAAGAAGGTGGTAAAGCATTACTTACTTTGATTGCTCAAAAAGATGTAGTAAATGGACTTACAGGAGCATTAAACGAGCAAAATAACGCTCAAGAACAAGCCGCTACAGCTACTGACAATATAAAAGACAAGTATATTGAATTTCAAGCAAACGTAGATAACCTTATAATTAGTATAGAAGATGGTAGTGGCGCTTTTGGTTCATTCGCAAAATCTGGATTAGATATAGTTAATGGTTTGTTTCCGTTAATAGAATCTGGATTTCAATTTATTATAGAAATATTCTCAGATGTTGGAGATGCAATTTTTGAATTAGCAGATGCTTTTGGATTAGTATCTACGGATGCAGAAGAAACTTTTGGTGTAATGGATGCAATTGGTAAAGTGATGCAGTTTGTTGGAATACAAATAAAAACGGCTATAAACGTGATTGTTGCTTTAATAAAAGGATTGTCTTTACTAGTGGAAACAGGAAAACAAGTTGTTGCATTTTTTAGTGGAGAGGGTTTTGATACTGCTACAATAGAAGACGCTGCTAAATCTTTTGGAGATAGTATTTTAAAGATAGGTGATGACCAGAAAAATGGAATGAAGAAGCTAATTGACGGTTCTATTGATTTAACAAATAAAAGTGTTGCGGAGTTAAGGAAAATAGCAGAGGATGCAGTAGCAAACAGAGATACTGCTTTAATAAAAGAAATAAAACGAGAAGTTCAAAGAAGAAAAGACTTACAAAAACAGAATCAAGATATACTTATTGAGGCTGCTAACGGAGAAAGCGAAATATTAAAAGAAGCTTCAAAAAAATTAACTGATGATCAGAAAAAAGCAGCAGAGAAAAGAGCTAAAGAGTTGTTAGCGATAGAAAAGAAATACCAAGATGATTTAACTAAACTTGCTGACGAAGCAGAAAAACAGAGGATAAGCGAGTTAAGTGGAGTAGATTTATTTGAAGCGCAAGAAAAACAGAGAAACAAAGAAATAGATTTAATTAAGTCAAACCTTGAAGAACAAAGAAAAGTTCTAGGATTAGAAAAAGAACTTGAAAAAGAACAGCTTGACCAGATACAATTATTGAGAGATATAGCTGCAAGAGAAAGAGCTTCAAAAAAACTTAAATTCAATGAAGATGAATTAAAGGCTAATGAAGAAATAGCAGAAAAAAGCCTTGATTTACAAGAGCAAATTTTAATAGAACAAACAATTGCTTTTGAAGAAAAATTGAAACAAATTAAAATATTAGAAATTCAAAGAGATTTTGCTCAGAAAAGAATAGAAGATTTAGGGACAAACTTAAGTGAAGAAGATAAATTGCTTAAGCTACAATTAGAAAACCAAAAAACAGATATTAGTAACCAAATAGATGAACTTAATCAGTTAGATAAAAAGTTTAGTCTAGCTAAGTTATTAGGAGTTACAGACGAAGAATTTGAAAACATAAGAGGAGCTTTAGGAGTTATAGGGCAAGAAATATTAGCTTCTACTCAAGATTTGTTTGCTCAACAACAACAAGCAAATGAAGATTTAATAGTAGGAATAAATGATAGGATAGATGAAGTTGAAAGTGAATTAGATAGAGAATTAGAATTACAGGAACAAGGATTTGCTAGTAATGTTGAAGGAAAACAAGCAGAATTAGCAGCATTAAAACTCGAAGGAGATAAAGCTCAAAAAGAGCAAGAGAAACTAGCAAAAAGACAATTCGCACTAGATACAGCGTTACAAGCTTCCGCATTAATTACCTCTGCTGCTAATATTATAAAGGCTACGTCTTCTATTCCGCCGCCATTCGGCCCAATAATAGCAGCTGCATCTATAGCGATAATAACTGGTCTTTTTATTTCATCAAAAGTAAAGGCATTTAAAGCTATTTCAAAGAATAATAGCTCTCAAAAACTTGAAAAAGGTGGTAAATTAGATAGAACTAGAGGTGGTCGTAAGCATGGTAAAGAAGGAGGTAATAGAATTGGAGGAACAGATGTTGAAGTAGAAATGGATGAATGGGTTATCAATTCTAAGACTTCAAATGAACATGACAAGTTCTTAGAGAGGATGAACGCTGGGGAGTTTTCTGGAGTTAATTTAGATAATTTACTAAATGGAACTGGAGTTTCTTTGAATAAAAATACGCCTAAAAAAGTTGAAAATAAAAAAATGTTAATATCTAATAACACCGCTAAAAGAAATGCAGAAATGACTTCAAACAAAATGGTAGATATTATGTCTAGTATGGATTTTAATTTAGAAGAATTTTTTAAATTTACAAAAAATAAGAAACAAATAGTAGGAACTCCTTGGGGAAGAATAGAAATAGATGGAGATACTCAAACAAATATAAAAATGAAAGGAATTGAATAATGAAAACGTTAAGATTTTTACATACAGACGACTTATCTGATTTAGCCTCTTTCACAGAAGTTTTCCCTCTCAGTAAGAAAGAATTTCAAGATAAAATAGATAAAAATGAAGTGTTTTACAGAAGAAAATCATCTGGAAAATATAAATTTGTAAACGAATTTTCTAAAGGGATATCAGATTATGATTTTTTTATAAAATTTGAAAACGATATAGATGAAAGATGTAAAGTGAGATTTATAGTTGTAGAAGAACTTTGTTTAGGAGAATGGATAGAAATACATGTTGGTAAATTTACTATGAATGATGGAGACTATAATTTAGATAGGTGTGAATTAGAAGTAAAAGTTAAGGAGGTTGATAGTTACAGCTGTATAAAAGAAACTAAAGGAGTTGAATTTA